GGGGTGCCTCGCAAAGTGTGGTAAGACCTACGATGTAGAAAATTTTATAAAATAGTTTCTATAACCTTTAGCAAGTTATACTGATGATGTTAGCTAAATAATCAATACGAAAAACTAGAAAGGTAATTATGATTAGAATAAACATATCAAAAAATAATATTAGACACACTGTTTCAATGCAAAGTATTGATCAGTTTGTTTCTCATTTAAGAGATAACTATTCTTTTCATGGTGTTTTGCTTTTAGCAAAAACAGTATGGGATTTAAAAGTTGCTGAACCTTACACTCAAGATGGATACACTTTTAGTATTCAATCTAAGCGTAGATCAGGTAACATATTAATGAATGGTAAATAATATGCGATCAATTAATATAAAAAATAACAACACTTTAATTACTAAAGAGTTTAAATCAGTTGAAGAATTTTCTGATTATCTTTTACAATTAAATACAGAACTATATTATGCTTCATATTTTTATGATGAAAGCATTTATGGTTTAACAACAAGAATTTGGTTTTCCAAAGGAGAGCCAATAACTTCGGAACTGTTTAAAGACAAAACATTTTCGATTAACACTAACAATAACTAGAAAAGGAAAAAAATGAAAAAAGGTCAAGACATAAAAGAAATGCTAAATAACATCAATGAAGATACAAAAAACAAAAGAGATTATCTTGTTGATCTTAAAGGCATGAAAGTTAATGTAAATGATTATGATTCTGTTTATCCAACAATAGAAGTAGATCATTTATCACAAGGAGAATATGTGCTAAACGATAGTTCTCTTAATAACTTATGTAGTAAATTAAAAATTGGTCATAGGTATATTTCAAAATGCTTACCTGTAAGCCAAGATTTAGTTGCTCATAATCTTAATTTTTGGATTAAGAATAATAAGAATAGAGAACTAATGCTTAGAACTTATGATCAAGAACCTATTAATGAATGTAGAGCAGTATTGACTAATCGTTATAAAAGAATTGATAGCGATGTAGTTGCTAATGCTTCATTAGAAAGGTTAATGGATATGGGTGCTGAGTTAAAGTATGCACATTACGATAGAGATACCATGAACATTACTGCTGTTTTACCAAAGCTTGAAGGCGAAGTAGTTGAAGGCGATTTTGTTCAAGGTGGTATCACTATTACTAACTCTGAAATAGGTGGTGGCTCTTTAATCGTAAAGCCATTTATTTATAGATTAGTATGTACTAATGGTATGGTTGCACCAGAATATCTAAATCAGTTCTATGCTAAGCATGTTGGTAAAATGATTATTGATGTAGATAATGATGAACAGTGGAAAACCATTGTTGATAAAATGGGTCAGCAGTTAGAACTTATTAGTAATCCTGAATTATTTCAGGAAAACCTTGATAAGTTAAAAGAAGCTACTGAGAAAAAAATCAACTCACATCAAATAGAAGTGTTATCTAAAAAACATGGTTTATCTGATGTTGAGCGTGCTGGTATCTTTGAAAGGTTAAATCATTATGTAGGAGAAACTTTTGTTACTTCTAAATATGACTTAGCTAATGCTGTTACTAATCTAGCTAATGACGAAGATAAATCAGATGACAGAGCAAGGTTCTTACAAGAACTTGGTGGTTTGATTATCTTTTCAAATAATCCAATACAAGCTAGAGTATAAATCAATCATAATGCTGTGTGTGACAGGCACAGCTAGAAAGGAAATATGAACGATCTGAAAAAGCTCAATAAACATCAAAAATTAGTTTCAGAAAATTTAAAAGATAAAACTTCTGAAAATGCAGTTTTTGATGGATATGAAATACATGAACAATTAATTACATGGGCAATGTTAAATATATCAACAAAAAAACTTAAAGAACTTATAGAGAGGAGTTAATTATGCTTATATTTGGCAAAAGCAAAAATGATTGGAAAGCATTAGAACTTTATTATAGACGAGAGTGGTTATGCTTTGTAGTTGGATTTATTATAGGAGTAATAATATGAGTTTAGATAAAGACATTAATCATTCATTTAAAAAAGCAAGATTAATTGAAAGATTACTTACTTATCATGATTTAAGATCAGATATGGAAAAGCTAATAAGTAAAATAGAAAAAGAAATAGTTAAACTAGATAAAGAACATGCAGAGAAAGGAGATCATAATGTCAGTAAAGGAACAAAGACTTAAATTTATAAATGATGATTCTATAAAAAAAGGTTACACATTTGGAGATAACAATCCATATTTTGTAGAGGTTATGGAATTAATGGACAAGATAGAAGCCGATACAATGGAAGAGTACTTAAAAAAGCTAAAAATAGAAAAGGAGAAATATGAAAAAAATGCTATGTTTAATTATATTCGTACAAGCTTGCGCGTATAATCCTGTTGTTGATACTGCTGGACGTAGTGGTACATTTAATAAATCACAAGCAGTTGAATTAACTAACGACTTACAACATTGTGAAACTATTGCTAAAAAAAATAGTAATTTTGTTAGTAATATTTTATATTGGTCAGTAAGTCCTACGATGGATACTAAATACGAAGCTTTAACTAGAAAGTGTTTAATCAATCGTGGTCATTCTATTTTAAACTAGAAAGGAAAATATGAAAAAATGTAGGATATGTAAATATAAAACTAATAATTATAAAAAAATAAATAAGACTAAAATATTTTTATGTACAGATGGATGTAAAATAACATACGTACTCAGAAGATTTTTAGATAAAGGTTATAAATATAATAATCATCATGGATATGTATCACTCAGTTTAAATTAGAAAGGAAAATATGAATAAACAAATCAAAACAGATTATATGGTTAAAGGAATGGTAGAGGATTTTAAGAAAAAACCTAATGCCAAACTTTTAAATCAAATAATAGGTCTTAAATTTAAAAATGTAAGACTTAATAAAGATATTACTGCCGAAGCAGTAGTAGAAGATAACCCAGTGTACTTTAACTCAATTTTTGATTTATATAAATTTGAGAAAGGTATAAAAACTGATGTTTCTAAATTGTTTTGTCTATCTAAATATTATAGATATGATATTACACAATTAATAGAGCGTCTAAACTAGAAAAGGAAAACATGTACATAAAACATAAATTAAAAAATGGTATCGAGTTAGACTTTGATGATCAAAACCATATCTATTATTGCAATGGTGAGAAAGTTGAAAGTGTAACAGGAATATGTGGTAAAGGTATTCCAAAACCTCAATTAGTTAATTGGTTAGTTTATACTCCTGTAAGAGAGATAAAAGATTCAATTAATAATATTATGGATAGTGGTCAAACATTAGACAGAGTATCCCTTGAAAGAATAATACATCAAGCTACAAATAAAACTGACAAGATCAAAGATGATGCTGGTTTAGTTGGAAGTGTAGTTCATGGCTTGATAGAAGATTTCCTACAAGGTAAAAAAATTCCTAACCAATCTGATAAAGCAGTTGTTAATTGCTTTCAGTTATTTTTAGATTGGTGGAAAACCCAAGAGTATGAAGTAGTTGAATTAGAAAAAAAAATATTTTCTAAAAAACATAACTATGCTGGTACTCTTGATCTTGTTCTAAAGGACAAGCAAGGCAATCTTGTTTTAGCAGATATTAAAACAAGTAATCATATATCATTTGACTACACATTACAGTTAAATGCATATAAGTATGCCTACGAGGAAGAAACTAAACAAAAAATTGCTAAAGGTTTAATCATTAGGTTGCCTAAAAAAGATAGCAAGATTGAAGTTAAGGAACTTCCTTTAAATAAAGAAATGTTTAATGCTTTTCTTGGTGCTAAATATATGATGTTAGCTATGGAAAGTAATAAACCTAAAAAACAAAAACAGAAACAATAAGGATAAAACATGACACAAATGCAAACGCAACGACTACCATTCTGTGGGCTTTCTTTAAAGCTATATAGCACAGGAAACAAAGCACCAAAAATGGAATATCAAGCCTCATCAAACAAGGCTCAATTTCAATGTAGCATAACTAAAAAGCTATATGGAATTAATGAGATTTCTAATTGGTTAAACACTCAAGAAGTACAAGAGTATGTACGATCTGGGCATGTTCTTAAATGGGGTAGTAAAACGCAACAAAACGAGCCAACAAAATATGGCGATGGTATGGAACAAGTTGTAACTTGCTATATGGTTAAACCATTTAATAAAGCTGGTTATAATCCTCAACCACAACCACAACAAAATTATCAACAAGCTAAACAAGGTATTCAGCTTACTGATGATAAGTTGCCAGAAAGTCCAAGAGAAGAAATAGATTGGGCTAAAGAAAATGCAACTGACTTTAACCCAGAAATGTATGAACAAGAACTAGGTTAATGTCAAACGAGTTAGCTAAATACATCACAATGCGACCACAATCCTTTGACCCTCACAGGATAATTGCATACCTTGACGCGCTTGATAAAAGATTTATCAAATCAGAAATAGATTATGATGAAGTTAAAGATCAGGCGCAAGAGGTTTTTGATTATGTGGTTAATGAAAAAATGACTAATGAATCACTTTCTGTTTCGTTAGCTAAAGTTAAAGCTACTAATGATGATAGATATAAAAGTGTTAAGAAACAGCTTTCTGATAAAAAGAAAGTATATCTATATTGTAAAATAGAAGCGAAGAATGGTCATAGCTATTGTGAAAACTTGAAGCAACAATCTATAAATCTTATAGCTACAGAAAAGCTAACAAGAAATTAATAGATTAAATGAATTTTACTAACAATCCTTGAAGTTAGTAAATAGAACTATGAGCGAGAGTGAGTAGTTTGGCTAGGGTGGTTCCTTAACTGGTTCTGAACTGCCCTAGTTTCTAACAATATCAAAATATTGTAAATCGGTATCTTCATGTATTCCTGTGTAAGAATACTCATAATTAATTAAATCAACATCATGCCTTTTTTTAATTTCAAAAATCATATCATTTAATTTTGGAAAGCTTGGGAAAGTATCTATAAATTTAAAATTTACAAAAGAACCATAAGGATTGTTACTTGTTTCTAATTGTAATTCTAAATCTGTGATTACTGCATCAGTTTTAATTTTGTCCATTTGGACATCATACTATTTCTTACGCATAATGTCAGCACCTTTTAAACCATAGATTGCTGAAACTACTCCAATAAAAATAGCTTGATACCAATAAGGTAGATTGCTAAAGTACTCGAAAAAAGTATCTAGCTTATTACGAATTTCTGGATCGTCAGAAAACACAGACCAACCCAATAACAAAATAGGAATAGAAACAAGAATGAGGACAAATTCGTCTTTAAAACCATTGTCATTACTTTCAATAACTTTTGCTTTATATTCAATTTCGCCTTTCGCCATTTGCTCTGCATGACGCATCTGAGCATCTGACAATAATTGTTTTGTTCGTTGTTTATTTTGGTATAGCTTAGCCCCTGTCTTTACACCTAACGATAATAAATTCAACCACATTTTATTCTTTCTCCAATAATTCTATTTGCATATCAATTACATGCTTTGCTTTTTTTAAATCTTTAATTTGATCTTTTTTGTCTTTCCATTTTTTATCATATCTTGAAACATATTTAACAACATGAGTTTGACATGCGTTTAAATTGTTTGCCATGCAATATTCTAAAGGCTGGATTTTAAGGCTTTTATAGTGATTCCCTGATACCTGTTCAGAAAATGCAGAATTATCGCTGTGCGTGGCTCTATGGCTCTTTAAAAGGGTCTTTTTTAATGTATTTGAGGTCATACTATCTTCTTAATCCAATTACCTTGATTGTCAAGTACCATAGGCAGTAATCGTGGCACACCATTTAAGATTATTCCACAACCTAGAATAAACCTTGTTCTAAAATTTTTTGCATAGGCAAAAGCCATATTTTTTTGGTCTATTAAACAACCAACATTCATGCCAAAGAATAAATTATCAGGATTAGCCCACCAAGAAATTACAAACTTCGTATGATAATGCCCCTGAACAGTTGACATTGACATAGCTTGTGAAGTTTTCAGTACATCTGCACTACGACCATGTGTAAAAAAACATCTTTGTCCATTTCCCATTGTAAGTGTTAAATCATCTATCCACTTCCATTTTTTAGTACCTAGAAAATCTCCATAATCTCTTAAAAATTCTTTACTCATTCCATATTTTAGCGCTCGTCTATAAACTAAGCTTGAATGGTTACTATCTACTTCTGTTACTTCTGGAAATATATCTTCTAATTGTTTAACATATTTTCTAGCTTCTTTTAGTTCGTGTCCAGCAGAATATAAATCAGGGTTACTATCGTGCATTGATATAGCATGGA